ATGGAGCAGATGAGCCACGAAACACGACAGAAGGCAGCTGAACGAGCTGACCAACATAAGTATTCCGCTGCTCAATCACGAGGATTCTGATGACTACCGCAACTAAGACGACAACTGGTAAGGTCTATCTCACCTACGTAGATCAGTGGCTGGATACTCTCCCCGCTGCTGATTCGGAGGACTTCAGGGAATTCGCAGATGTGACACCCTCAATCATTGAGATCTGGGTGTATGCAGGAATTCTGAAGTATCCAGGCTCTTTCAATGACTTGAGCCGTTGGGTCAAAATGAAGTATAAGAAACTTAACAGACGTGAGATCCTTAACTCCGAGATTGCTGCACTTCACAGTGATGTCCAAGATCTACGGATGGCTATCAACAGTGGAGAGATTAAGGGTAATGATGGCGCTGCTAGGTTGGCGTCACTTGAGAAAGAGCTACGTTCTCACATTGAAACGAGTGAGCGCATGAATCGCACCACAGATAAGCGAGGGTTAATCCTTGCTGGTGCTGACCGTGTAATGCGTGAACTCACCAACATTTTCAAAGACGATCCTCAATTCTCTGAGCCTATTGAGAATGCCATGAATGCAATATGGGCGAAACTGTACAGTGAGGTCAGCTCAAGCTAATGTCATACGGTGCTGCTATTGATGTACCTATCGTCCTGGAAGACCCAGTAGTTAGTAGTGCATATATCCCAGATATGGAGGAGTTGCCGAGGATGGCAGCAACTTCTACGCAGGCTATCCGACTAAGGGATACCCTACTGAAACGACTACCATCCATCAGTAGTACAGACGCACAGAATCTATCTATGAATAGTGCGAGGGCTATAGAAGCTGAGCAGTTAATGCAGGATATAGCTGTAGCCCATAGAATCACAAGGATGCAGAACCACGTGCGTGACTTAATCGCAAGGGACGAAGTACGTGAGATTGATAGATGGTTGAGGTCACTAGAGACAGAGAGACAGAGACAGGCACGTGCTATACAGTCAGCAACAGTACAGAATAGACAAAGGCAGGTAAGACACTTCGCCAGAGAATTGCTAGGTGTAGGAACCGATTTATGGAAGTAGTGCGGTTAGACTGAAGTAAATAGAAGGAATTTATGTCAGTACCTAGTGTAGCTTTAGCATATAGGCGTAGTGCCTTAATGAATGCAACTAAGGTTACTTCTAAGCCGCCATCTGAAGAAATCCTTAGAGCACGGGATGATTTCAAAGACTTCTGTAAGGCGATGGGTAAGCCTCCAGCAAAACACATGATGGAGTGGCATAATGAATTATGCACAGGAGTGGATACCGAGTGTCTAATAGGAATTGGAGGACCGAATACATCAATCCTTGCACCGCGAGGATCTGCGAAAAGTACTGTCCTTGGTTTGTATGCAGCTTGGATGATTGGCCGACATGCTGCTGCCAAGCAAATGCTGCGGATTCTCTATATCGCGTATATGGTAGATATCAGCCGGGCAAAGTCCGCGACAATCAAAGGAATTCTCACCAGTGCTAAGTATAGGGAGATATTCCCTATGGTACGGCTATCAAAAATACGTAGGTCAGATGAATACTGGAGTATTGACTATGAGTTTGCAGGAATTGATACAGCAGGTGAGGAAGCTTTCACCATTGCATGTGGAGGTCTTAAGGGAGCAATCACGTCAAAACGGTCGCAGCTGGTGCTTATTGATGACCCTATCAAATCCGCTGCGTCAATCAACAATCCAGACATCCGCCGTGAGATGGAGCAGACTTGGAGTAACGTTATAGCGCCTACGATGTTTCAGGGGGCACGTGCTATTTGCCTGGGAACCCGGTTCCACTTTGACGACATTCACGCCTCTCTATTTACTCCAAAGAATAACTGGAAACAGATTGTCCAAAAAGCAGTCATAACAGACGAGCACGGTAGGCAGCGCTCCTATTGGCCAGACTTCTGGTCAATGAAGTACTTAAATGAGCGTAAGGCAGAAGATAGGATCGCCTTCGCGTATCAGTACCTAAATACTGCCGTACAAACGGGAGATGTCGGGATATCACCCGATTTAATTGTCAGAGGTGAAGTTCCTGATGATTATGACTGCATTGGCGTGGGGATTGACCTTAGTGCCGGTTTAAGTGAAAAGAATGACTGGACGGTATTCACATTAGCTGGAATTAAAGGTAAGAAGATATATCTGATTGATCAGAGGCGTCAAAGGTCAATGGGCAATATTGAGAAGATGGATATCCTTTGTGAGATGCTTGCGGACTGGAATATCCTTGCAGAGAACGATCAAGGCCATTATTTCCCAACAATGTGTCCATGCATCATATGGCCAGAAGCTGTTGCTTATCAGACTTCATTTGAAGGCGATTTTAAGCGAATTATGTTTGATCAGCGTGCCCTATATAACCTACACTGTTCTCCCGTTAAAGGTTTTAAAGGGGACAAGTTAGCGAGACTACGCGGCGTGCTTGGGTTATATGAGAACCGTAGAGTGGTCTGGAACAAATGGCGTAAATGGGATGTATTAGAAGAAGAGTTATTGAACTTTGGTCACGCATCACATGATGATGCTGTGGATTCTATGGTATTAACTATGGGAGGCCTATTACGACGCGGTTCTCTGCAATTAGACTACAATAGTGATAGCTTTAATTTAGTGTAAGACTATGGCTTGGGATGGCGAACACGATTACAAGAGAAGAGACGAGTATAGCGATAAAGAATGGGATGCGATGGACCATAGCGACAAGATGGCGCAAAAGCAGTATTGGGGTACAGAGCAGCATTTAAAAGGTGCTCAGGGCGGTAACAAGGAATGGATGGACTATCAGAAGGAAGGTGGCGATAAAGTCCAGATGTGGGAGAATTTGAGTAAAGGTGACAAGCGTGAATATAGAGCTGAGCATGGTAAAGGAGCACAGAAAAAATACAGACAAGATAATGCTGATAACTTCTTTGTCGCTCATGATCCAGAGAATCAGACGGATTGGAGTGAGGAAGCCTTCTATGAAGGACTTGATCCATGGATGAAAGAGAGATATGAAAAAGGAACAGCGGGCTATAAATATGAGGATACCGTAGCGAACTCACGTGCAAGAGCTGATGAGTATCAGGCAAAGCAGCAAGAAGCCTGGCAACGTGCGCAGAAGTTCTCACAGACCGGTTCGGATGAAGACCCCGATACTGATCCTGGTACTGATCCAGATGATCCTCCAGTTGATCCTCTAGAGGATGCTCCGGAGCATGCTCAGTTTGCACAGGGTGTTACAAACAGAGCAAGGGCGAATGCAGCTCCTAGGATAGATACAGCAGAAGTTAGATCTAAAATTGATAAACGTAGTCAATACTTTATGGATCAAGCTACATTACAGGGGGTAAACATTTGGGGAGATAGAGATCATACGAATTCATCGAGGCCATCTTTTGTACTACCTGATTCAGCTGGAAGTCCGGATGCTCCAGATTTCAAAGCTATGTATGAACAGACCCTGTCACAACTCAAGCAATATAAACTCTAAATAATGAATAATCAGCAAGTCACAAATCAGTTTGATCAGATACTTCAAGCAGCTAAAGAACGGCGTGGTGATCTATCTGTAGATAGTATGATTGTGTCATCTCATCTAGCACAGATGCGGACATTCATGCTCCGTCGGGGTGTTGAGTTCTATTCAGATCAAGATACCTATGGAGCACGAAAGGATTTCGTTGCTGAGATCTTTGAATCAAATATGCTTGACATGAAATTGGATAGCATTATTGACTACTTCCTCTGTGATGGTCAAGGACTCTTCTACTTCAGGCCACAGGAGGAATCCTATCAACTCCTTTATTTCCCTAAAGATAGTTACAGAGCTTACCGTGATCAGAATGGAGATCTAGAGAGTGTCGTGCTTATTTACAGTTTCAATGTAAGGCAGCCTAATGCAGTAGATTCGTTCCCTCAACACGATAAGCGTGGAGGTAAGAAGAAGTACATAAAACTGAAGGTGTATAAAGATCGTATTGAGCAGACAGTCTCTAATGAGAAGATTGAGTTTGAGAATGAGATGGGAACACCAACCATGGTGCAGCCTGGTGCTACAGAGGTTTTACAGAATAGCCTTGGATTCATTCCAGCAGTTGAAGTCTTCAACTTCATGGATTGTACCGGTGAGGCTGCTGGTAATGGTGAGTTCAATTGGTTGGCACATCAAATCCTTT